GTTTACCAATGCGTGGAACACGAACAACACAGGCGAACAAATGCTGCAATCAATCATGAACTTGCTGAATACGATAATTCAGATTATCACATCTATTGGGCAGGCGTTCATTGCAGCATGGAACGATGGTAACGCGGGACAAATCATGCTGCAAAGCATTATGACCCTCATTACCACGGTGGTTCAGGCAATTAGCGCAATCGGTCAAGCGTTTTTAGCTGCGTGGAACGATGGTAATGCCGGACAAACGATGATAAACACCTTGATCCAAATGATTACGGCGGTTGTGAATCTCGTTAATTCTATCGGTCAAGCGTTTATTGCGGCGTGGACTGACGCAGGGTTAGGCGAAAGTATCTTCTCGAATATTCTTTCCATCATCACGAATATTGAGAATGCGATAAAATCTCTGGCTCAAAACCTGCAATCTGCGTGGGAATACAACAACAACGGCGTAGCTATTTGGGAGAGTATCCTCAAAATCATTGATGATGTATTAGCCGGAATTGATAAAATGTCACAGGCAACGGCGGATTGGGCAAGTGGTTTGAATTTTGAACCTCTTGTCACGGCATTTAACAATTTCATGGCAGCGCTCGAACCGGTTGTAGACCTGATTATGAACGGCCTTGCATGGGCATGGGAGAACGTTTTACTTCCGCTTGCGAGCTGGACTATCGAAGAAGCTGCTCCGGCAATCCTCAATCTTCTTGCAGCGGCGTTACAGGCAGTATATAAGGTAGTATCTGCGCTGGCTCCGATTCTGCAAACGATTTGGAGCATTATCAAACCTATCGTTCAGTTCATCGGTTTTTCTGTTATTTCTATTATCAAGGGACTGACAGATACCATTACGAAACTGGGCGACGCTCTTTCTTTTGTCATCAACCTGATTAGCAAAATCGGAAGTGGCATTGGAAGTGGTATTTCGTCGCTTGTTGGCGCATTGGGTGGCGGATTAAGCGCATTTTCGATGGATTCTCCAACTGCCGCGTATGCGCTTGACATTCCTGCCCTTGCAAATGGTGCGGTTATCAGCCCGAACAGCGAATTTCTCGCTCTGCTGGGCGATCAGAAAAGCGGCGTGAACGTGGAAACCCCGCTGTCTACCATGATTGATGCGTTTAACGCGGCACTGGACGCACGCGGCGGCACGGGCAACAGCAGTCAACCTATCGAGCTGTACATCGACGGCGCGAAGTTTGCACGCATTACCGGCCCGTACAACAGCGGCGAAACACGGCGGCGCGGCGTGAGTCTTGTAACAGGAGGTGCATAAATGGAACTTACCGTAGACGGCAAGAAGTACAACGTCCTTGTTACAAGCCTTACCCGTAAATTTCAGGTGCTTGACGGCGAGAACGCAGAGCGAACGCTCAGCGGCGCAATGATTCGCGACATTATCGGTACGTTTTACAACTACGAGATTACGATTCTTCCCGCAGTTGGCAAGTACGGCGACTACGATGCGCTGTACGAGGTTCTGAGTGCACCGCAGGACAGTCACAGAATTGTTGTTCCGTATGCACAGCGCACGCTTACGTTTAACGCATATGTTACTGCCGGACAAGACAATCTCATCCGCAAGAAACCCGGAGAATCATACTGGACGGGACTTTCCGTGCAGTTTATCGCAATGGCACCGCAAAGGACGTGACACATGAGAACCAATACAATCACATATCTTGACCGCACGTTCGATGCACACGATGTAATCAGCGGAAATGCGTACTATGCGCGTCCGCTGAACAGTGCCTCGCTGGAAATCGACACGTTTTCATTTGATGTGCAGTCGGACGATACCAGTTTAACGGAGTTTATCCGTAACACCCCACTGACTTTCTATCATGACGGAAATCAGATGGGGATTTTTTATGTGCAGACGATCTCACGCACCTCTATCAACACTTACCACTTTACTTGCACCTCGACCGTTGGCTTGCTGGATGAAACCTACCACGACGGCGGTATTTATACCGGCGAAACTGTGCGCGAAGTGTGTACGGACATTTGCAAGCCGCTGACCTGCTATGTGAAGTCGAACATTGCAAATATCAAACTGTATGGATGGCTGCCTATCGCAACACGGCGCGAAAACCTCGCACAAGTGCTGTTTGCTATCGGCGCAACGCTTAAAGTGGACTATAACGGTGCAATCCGCATTGAGGGTTTGTGGGACGGACAATCCAGCCAAATTACCGCAAGCGAAATGTATGCGGGCGGCTCGGTGGAATATGCAACTCCGGTTACGGAAGTTATCGTTACTGAGCACGCCTATTCGCAGAGCACAACGGAAGTTACGGAACTGTTCAACGGCACGACCTCGGAGGGCGATAAGATCACGTTTGACGACCCGTGCTATGACCTCGAAGCCACAGGCTTTGCAATCACAGAAAGCGGCGCAAACTATGCTATCGTTACTGCTGGTTCCGGTGTGCTGAATGGCAAGAAGTACACTCACGTTACTCGACAGATTATTACCCCGACAAACACCCGCAGCCGCAGTCTGGTTGAACAGTCGGACAACACGGTAAAGGTAGAGAACGCAACGCTTGTATCTCTGGTAAACGCAAACGCTGTTGCGGAACGCCTTGCCGAATATTACAGCCACAATGAGCGCATCAACAATAAAATCGCTATCAAACGCGAAACTCCCGGCGATGTGGTGCAGATTTCGCACCCTTACGGCGGTGAAGTGACCGGATGTGTTGAAAGCGCAGACGTTACCGTGTCTGGAAAACTGGCAGCGCAGGAAAGCGTATTAGTTGGATATAAGCCGCAGGATATCGGCGAACAGGAGTATTACGATACGGTTGAGGTTCTGACCAAAGACGGGACGTGGACTGTGCCGGATGGAGTTACAAGTGTCCGTATTGTTCTGATTGGCGGCGGTGCAGGCGGCGATTCAGGCGAACGCGGTGAAAACGGCGAAAGTACAGATGAAGCTACCAATACCAACGGAACTCTACGCCCCGGAAAAGGAGGAAAAGGAGGAAAAGGAGGAACCGCAGGCAAGGGCGGAAAAATTTATACTATCGAACTGAAAGTAACTCCAAACGATCAATTCAATGCAAAAATCGGCGTTAAAGGAGTAGGCGGAGAATATACCTCTGATACTGTGAATGCAGGAACAGCTGGCACGGACACTTCTTTCGCGGGATATACATCGCAAGATGGCGCATCATCTTCTGAGGGATTTTCTGAACCGACAACGGGAATAACGTATGGTGTATGGGGAACCGATGGAATCACAGGCGCAGATGGCGGTGATGGAGGTGTTCCAAGCACCGCTGAAAAGGTGAGCGGCAATCCGGGAGGCGATGTTTTAACATATCTCGGAGGAAAGGGTGGAACTGGCGTTCGTGGAACCAAAAGAGATGGAACCGTTGTAGGCGGTTCTGGCGGTGGCGGCGGTGGCGCTGCGTATGGCATAAATGGTTCGGATGGCGGAAATGCCATTATGAGCAATGGCGGCCTGCGAACAATTTATGGCTATACAGGAGGAAACGGTGGAACTCCAGATGCAATTATAGCACCGACTATATACGGCGCTGGTGGACACGGCGGACACGGTGGCGGTGGCGGCGGCGGTGTAGGCGCTGTAACGCTCAACGCAACTTATTCATCAGAATCTGGAGGAGCAGGCGGAGCAGGAACGAGCGGGACTGACGGTGCACCGGGTTGCGTCCTTATTTATTATCGCCTGCCTAAAGCGCTTTCTGCTTCCGGTGCA